CCGCTTCCCACGCACAGGGGAAATTGGCGTTTTGGCCGATGGGCGTCTGAAAAGTTTGGGGTCTGTCGTTGGCGCGAAACGCGAAAAGCGACAAAACTGTTGCTTCTCAGAGGGAGGCACCGTCGGCATGGTGACACATCAGTGAGTAATCAGATCTCCGACGCCCTCGCCAAGATGCAGGACGATGATGGCTACTTCACCTATGGGGCCATCGTGTGGGACGCACTCGATCCCGGTCTGCGCGAACAGCTCAAGCAGCTTTTGTTCCAAGGGCCGGTGTGGGACGGGAACGTGGTGTCGAAGGCGGCGCGCGATGAACTGATGCACTATGGGCTTGCAACGCGATGCTGCTTCATGGGGGAGCAGGGATACACTGCCGCAACCTACATCGCGTATTCGGTGTTCAAACAAGGCAGCGGAACGCCGATCGCTAAGAAGCCAGGGAGCCCAGGATGAAAGACAACGAGGGCATTTCCCAGACGACGCCGGAACATGAAGCCTATGAACGCGGCTTTCGTGCTGGATGGCAGGCGCGTGGCATCGCAGACCAAACGCCATCTCCACTGTTGCCGCTATCGCCGCGCTGCTCCGTGTGCGGTCTGCATGGCGTCAATGGCTATGTCTGTCCCCGCGTCGACTGCCCTACTGGAGGACGACGTGAGTAACGACTATGCCTTCGCCGGCGACCACATGAAGCTGACGCACGACGGGAACACCACGACCATCACCTTCAGTGACAAGCCCGTTGGCCGCGTCTGTGGCGGCTGCACGCTATGCTGCAAGCTGCCACCGATCCCTGGGCCCCCATTGCACAAGCCGGCCAATGTGCGCTGCAAGCACGCGCGGACCGGCAAGGGCTGCTCGATCTACTCGACGCGGCCTCTGGCGTGCCGCACCTGGGCGTGCCGCTGGCTCGCGGACGCGGAGACCGCGGGCATGCCTCGACCCGATCGCGCGCATTACGTCATCGACATCAAGGATGACTACATCGAGATGGTGAACAGCGAGACCGGCGTGCGCAGCCGTATGGGCGTCGTGCAAGTTTGGGTCGACCCGGCCTACCCGAACGCGTGGCGGGCGCCCGAGCTGCGCGCCTACATGCTGCGTATGGCCACCGATCACAGGATGGCCACCATCGTCCGGTTCAACAGCCGCGAGGCCGTCACGATCTTCCCGCCGCCGCTGGCCGAGGACCGGCAATGGCACGAGATCCGTGACGGCACAATCGTGGATCGGACCGATGCCGACCGACAGGTGATGCGGGATCTGGAGCAGTACGAGGTTGGGTTCGCGGACGGCACCGTCCGGACCGCGAGTTAAAGCGAAACACCGACGCGTTTTGATTTGCCCCGATGGGCATGCCCCGAGGTTGCCAGGACAACTGCCAATACAACCCTGTTGACAACTCGGCTCACGATTGCTCATAAATTAGTCACGATCCAGGTTTTGCGTCACGGCGGCCAAAAACGGAGCAAATATGCCATATGCTCCACCCAAGCATCGTCCGCCTGGCTGGCATCCTGGCCCTCCGAAAGGCACGGATCCGTTCTACGGCTCGACCCTGTGGAAGCAGTTGCGCGAGCGCGTGAGACGGCGTGACCACGGCATTTGCGCCCGCTGTGGCGCTCCGAACTCTTGGCGGGTCGACCACATCAAGCCGCGGGCCGAAGGCGGCGTTGATCTTGAGTGGAACCTGCGGCTGCTCTGCGCGACCTGCGACAACAAGCGGCATGCCGAGAAGGGGAAGGTGTGGCGTGGAGACTGAACTGCAGCAGGGCCAGACGGTCTACGTCATCGGCGAGGTCGAGGACGACTTCCCCGTGACCGTCGTCCGCCGCGTCGGCGTCTGCTGCCACTGCGGGCTGTTGATGTATCGCTGTCGCACGCCGGCCGAACAGGAACTCCTCCTCTGCCGATCGGCGGTCATATTCCCGAACTGAGGTCAGCCATGCGTGGCCGCAAGCCCAAGCCCACGGTCCTGAAGGATCTGCACGGCTCGGAAGAGCCGCGTAATCCCGCTGAACCCATTGCTGAAGGCGATTTGGCGGATAGCCCACTGGATTACCCGGAGTACTTCACCAGTGAGCAGCGCGACACATGGGAGTATGCGGTCCGACATTCACCGCCAAACCTGCTCAAACGCATCGATGCACCGATGCTCGAGCTGTGGGTGATCGCGTTCTGTGCGCTTCGCGACGCGGCCCGCGAGTATGCGAAATCAGGCGTGCTGCAGCAGGATGGCAGATCATCGCCGGCGATCATGGTCATCAAGAACATGGGCGCCACGGTGAAGTCAGTGGCAAGCGAGCTTGGCTTCACGCCGGTCTCGAGGACGCGAATCAACAGCGTTGTGGCAGGCGAGCCGCTGGGCGGGACGACAACGTATGGCCACCCCAAAGACGCCCCTAAGCAGAGCCTTGAAAACTACCTCGCCAACGCTCCCCGACCGCAAACCGTCAACTGACCCGGTCAGTGCCTATGCGTGGGATGTTCTGAAGGGGAAAGTCATCGCGGGCGGCTTGGTTCGTTCGGCATGTGAGCGACACTTCCGCGACCTCGATCAGGCGAAGAAGAAGGGCTTCGTCTGGCGATCTGACATTGCCAAGTATGCCATCGAATTCGCCGAGTATTGCCGCCACTCCAAGGGCGAATGGGCTGGCCAGCGGCTGACGCTTTCACCTTGGCAGGCCTTCGTCAGAGGATCGGCGTTCGGCTGGTTGCGCACCGACGGGCTGCGCCGTTTCCGAGTGGTCTATGAGGAGGTCGCGAGGAAGAACGGCAAGTCGACCAGCGCGGCCACTGTGGCGCTGAAGTGCCTTGTCGCTGACGATGAGCCCGGCGCTGACGTTTTTTCAGCCGCGACCAAGAAGGAACAAGCGAGGATCGTATTCGACGAGGCCCGCCGCATGGTGATGCGGTCGGAGGATCTGCAGAAGATCGTCAGCGTCTATCGTGCCTCGCTCGCTGTGGATCGCACCCTCTCGAGCTTCCAGCCGCTGTCCTCCGATGATCGAACGCTGGACGGTCTGAACCCGCACGCAGTGGTCATCGACGAGTTGCACAAGCACCGCAATCGCGCGGTTCTGGACGTGCTGGATACGGCCATGGGGTCGCGAAGACAGCCGCTACTCTGGATCATCACGACGGCTGGCGACGACAATCCTGAGAGCGTCTACGCCCAGGAACGGGCCTATGCCGAGAACGTGGTGTCGGGCAACTTCCAAGACGACGAGTGGCTAATCTACATCGCGACGCTCGATCCTGGCGACCGCTGGGATGATCCGGCCTGCTGGATCAAGGCCAATCCGAACCTGGGTGTGAGCGTCAAGCTCGGCGACCTGACGCGACAGTGCAGGGCCGCGAAGAACAACCCTGCGAGGCAGATCGAGTTCAAGCGGTTGCGGCTGAATGTGCGGACGGCGTCTGCGACGCAATACATCACCGGGCCGATATGGGATGCCAATTCCCTGGGGCCGTTCGACCCTGCGGAGCTGGTAGGGAGACGCTGCTTCGCAGGGCTCGACCTCTCATCCAAGGTCGACTTGTCGGCCTGGGTGAAGCTGTTTCCTCCGGTTGACCAGGGCGATCGCTGGCGTGTGGTGGCGCGGTTCTGGATGCCGGCGGACACCGTTGATCAGAAGACCGATCGCGACCAGGTCCAGTATCGTCGGTGGATCGATGAGGGTCTGATCGAGCCGACGCAGGGCAACATCATTGACCACACAGAGATCGAGCGCGCGGTGCTCGAGGACGCCAGGATCTTCGACATCACCAGCATTGCCTACGATCCCTGGAACGCCACACAGCTCGCCGTCAGCCTGCAAAACTCAGGCATGGCGATGAAAGAGTTCATTCAGGGCATCCGGTCCTACACAGCGCCCACCAAGGAATTGTTGGTGTGGCTGTTGGCGAACAGGCTCGATCATGGCGGCAACCCGGTGCTGCGCTGGATGGCGCTGAACATGCGCGTGCAGACCGATAAGAACGAGAACGCCATGCCGACGAAGAAGGTGTCGATAGGGCGCATCGATGGCATGTCCGCTCTGATCATGAGCATCGGCCGCTCGATGGATGATGAGACCGCCGGGCTCGACGGCTTCCTGGCACGACCGGTGGTGTGACCAACAAAGGAGGACTTTACGATGACCACTCTTGCCGAGGCTGCGGAGCACT